AGCGTTCAAGAAACCCTCTGCGCGTTGAGCACCTTGCTCCATAGAAGCTTTAGTGTTGTCGAAAGTCTTGATGATCTTATCTGAACCCAAGTCAACGTAGAAACCGCTGGTGCTAGATGAAGGATCGTTGTCGAAACTCTGACCACCCACGCCCGCTGATCCTGAACCCTCTCCTGCGCCTGTTAAAGCTTCAGAGATTGCTACACCTTTCAACACAGATAGGATAGCGTTATGCTCGTCCTGTGCCTGTGTCTCACCGAAGTCACGACCGATTTTGGCTAAGCCATCACGCTGAGTGATGACTTTCTTCATGTTGACATTACGCGCACCGTGTGTACGTACAGTCTTAACATAACGAAGCATATCAGTGCTTGTATCAGTTGTTGTTCCATCGGTGCTGTCTGTGATTGACGCAACATTGATGTTGGGATTCAGTGGTTTGTCCCAACGGACTTGACCTATGAATGTCTCTGTGTTTGTGTCGATGTCTGAATTGGACCCCACGATACCTGTTCCCGAAAGCTTACGTGCATTTGTGTAAGCTTCGTCAGAATAGGCTGAGAGTGCCTCTTGCAGTACTTCATTCGTGACTCCCGCCACTCCTGTGTTTGCTGGCATAAATATGCTCCATTAAAAAGTTTTTGAAATTTACTGACCCAGTCGTTTAGCCGCCGCCTCCAAAACTTGAGACTGTGACTGCTCAAACACAGAACCATTGCCTGCGTCCGATACACCTGGATCACCTTCTGGTGACGGAGTACCACCTCCGTTATTTTGTTTAGCCTTGAATAAGAATGAGTTGTTTACATCATCCGAAAATGCTTTAGCGTATTCAGTGATCGATCGCCCATCTTTATGTTTCCATGAACCAGCTTCATTCTGGATAAGTTCAGTTGAGATTTCTTTGAAAGCCATCTCAGCCGCCTTCTCGTGTCTGAATTCCAGTCCGCTCAAAGAGTTTTTCACATCGATGTCTCTGGTGAGTTCGACGGTACGACCTGTGAGAGCTTTCACTTGAGCGTTTAACTCAGCTTCTTTCATCCCCCAAGCTTCTTTGTGCTTACCTTCTTCTTCCAAACGTTTCACTTCAGCTTCCCTATCCGCTTGATCTTTTGAGGCGACCTTTGCAAGAGCTTCGTCTCTGGCGGCGTATGCCTTATCCAGATTCTCTTTGATCGGCTTCAACGCCTCGTCTATCTTTTCCTGCAGTAGTTTCTCATCCATCGCTGGATTTGCTGGGTTGTTGGGTGTAGTGTTCGGTGTATTTGGTTCATTTGGTTCATCATTATTCGGCATGGTATTTCCTTTGGACACAGTCCGTTGTTGTGCGATCACAGATCACTTTTAAAGTTGTGAGGTCGTTTCACCCCATTCACGATTCAGATCCTCATCTTGCGGTGGGATCAATCATTTAAGATAACCTCGAAATTCGATCCTTGAGAGGTTCGCGCCTCACAAATCACAAGTATCCACGCGGGTGGCCTCGAAATCATCGAAATTCTGTTGGTTTAATGATTATCTCGGAATGACCGGAAGACCGATGGCCGAGTACGGTAACAGAGACCTTTGACTGAGAATTTCAGCAAGTCTGAAGGGTGGTGGAGAGTGAGCAAGGTAGAGCTTCTAAACAAAGAATACAGCAGTGCCTCAAAAGCCCCAAGGACGTCTATTTATAGCCTAGACAGCATACGGAACCAACAAAGCAAGCTCCTAGACTCTTTAACGAAATTCATAAGTCTTGAAACTTGTCGCGCGACAGTGTTGGAACACATAAAAAATTTTGAAAAGCGGATAGTTTGACACATAAATAACGAAGCGTGCCACAATTTGAGATTGAAATGTTGAAATGAAACCCTTGTTGATTTAAAGAAAGAAGAATGATTTCTCATTCAAGTTCGCCCTATCTTTGGTTATAGGGCGTAAAAAGTTATAAGGGTCCATCAATTTACATAAGGTTAAAAGTTTATAACAAAAAATACACAATAGTCAAACAAAATAAAAAGCTAATGTAACTACAAAAATATGTGTTTAAGCTGAAAGTGAGATATGTTAAACTATCACATATGTGACCAACAATAGCTACTGCTTAAGGTCGCTGGGTTACTGTGTATGTGACCAACAATAGCTACCGCTTAAGGTGTTTAATTATGTCAAGGTTGCTTTTAGTGTGTCTAAAACACGACAGGCTCAATTTGATGGCCATCAACGACCACCTTATGAACCCCTGTTGATTTAACGAGCCTCTGATCTCCCCCGATCAATTTACCCAAATGTATATGGTATCTCAAGGTGCTGAGGTTCACAATTATATGTAAACAAAGATAGCTGATTACCAGCCGTCTAAGGTTGTGTTGAAACGACAAGTTGTGTATTGAGTGTTAAAAATAATAAAAGGAAAAGATGATGAAAGTTACACAGAGAATGATGGAAAAAGGGTTGTCGAAGAATGGTGGTTACTCAGACACCCAGTTGCGGTCTTTGGGTGTTATGACCAAAGAATCAGGGTGGATGGATAGGTTGTTGGATGGTGAACACCCAGAAGAAAACTACCTGCGTTTCTTGGAATTGAAGGACGCTCACTTGAAAAACAAGAGCGGCAATCTGCTGAGCCAACGACATCCTAAATTGGTGGATGATGAAGATTTTTGGGAACTCAGAACAATGATGGAGACTCTCTCTGTGACACACGGATTGTCACTGGCTGATCTCGCCAAATATTCCATAAGAAGCTCACGGACAATCTAAACTTAAGCCCTCGACATAAATCATCGAGGGCTTATTAAACGCAATCTCACGTAGGTTTCACGTAGTTTCAAGGACCGATGCCGTACCAACCCTTACGCTTGAGCCAGTCTTCTTGAAGCTCTTCCATGACATCCTGAATCGTCAACAGGTCTTCCTCAGTCATCAGACGTCCTCCGAGTCGTGAACGACCGACCACAGGGATCAAACCTTCTTCTATGGCTTCGTTGAGATATGCATCGTACACGTGCTTGGGGAGTCCCCTCGCTCGCATCTCATCCAACGTCATTTTGATGGTGTTGTGTTTCATGGCATTTGCGTAGAGCTGTCTCAACGATCTCTTCGCCTCACTCATATCGGCCACATTTGTGAAGAACGCATCGTGGATGGTTGATGTGTCCACTTTATTCTTCTTTCCCCACAAATGGAAAGCCTTCACGAGCGTCGCATCGTCGGAATGGTTTTTGTTCACCCCGTAGGCTGTTCTGGCACCCATAGAATCAGCTATGTCATTTATCTTACCTTCTTTGTTGATGAGCTGCTCCCACCATGTCGCTTCAGTTTTCTGAGGTATTTGCACGATGTTGACTATCCACTTACCGGAGTCCTTATCGAAGTATTTCAGCTTCTCTTCAAAGCGCTGTCTGAATACTTGCTCCACGACCTTACCCGACATATTGACACTGGGCACACTTGTCCAGCTCTTGGGCAGCTTGTTGGCCTTGAAGATCTCGATCTCACCCAACTTCCACAGATCAGCCACCTCCATTTTCAAGTACTTGGCTCCAGTCCTTCTGGTTTCCGAAGGTTTCACACCTTTCAACATATCCCACAAGTTGCTGTCTTTGTCGTAAAATGAGAACTGACGAAGAAACTTTTCCGTCACCGGTTCACCGGCCTTAACGGACAGAAACTCGCTGAGTCTGTCCGAAAGAGTGTAGCCCTTCTCTCGACTACCCACCAGCTTCTCTTTGATTATGGAAGACCAATCGAAGTTCGCTTTACTTGGCTTGCTGTGAATCAGGAATTGCTCAGCCAATCTACCGTGCCATCTGGTGAATATCTTCAGTATGGGTACTTGCTCATCTAAGTGATCACTCATTATCTTGGCGATCTTACGGAAATCGTCGGGAGTCACAATTCGTGAGTAGCTGGATGAGAGACTGTCCACGAATTCCTTACTCTTGACATCCAAGAACCACAACTGCTCCATCAGATCTTGACCCACGGGTATGCCTTTGTCGAAGGATTGTTTGACATTCTTTCGCAGCGCCATAAGCTCTTTGTATGTGTCTGGGTCTCCTGGATAGCCTGTCTTGGGTTTGAACATGGCGGCTTTGGCGGATATTTCACCCAGCACAGCATCTCTTTCAGAGGCCTTGACAACTAATGTGCCTTCACTCTTACCGAGTATTTTCGCCAACTTACTCTCAATGGTCAATATCCCTGTCCGCTCACCGGCTCCATAGAACGACACCATAGCTTTCATCTTTGCGGCCTTTCTGAGATCCTTCTCGGTCAGGTGGAGTCTTTGGTTGAGCTCCCTAAATCGGGGATCGTTGTATGTGATGGCCGCTATTTCATCGTACAATCTACGCTTCTGATCTGTGGACACAACATTGGACATCTGAGCCAACTTTTTATTGCGGGTCGTCAGGGCTATGATTTGGGCTCCTGATGAACTTGCGTCCTGCTCCAACGCCAAACTGGTCATGTACTCATCCAACCGTTTGAGAGACGCTCTTCCATATGACCCTGAAAGATGGTTATCCACTTTGGCTGTCTCCAACGCGAGCCTGAAGAACTTACCGAGCTCCTCACCTTCTATACGACCGACTATAGGGTTCTCCAATATTTTTCTCAAGTCGTTCGGCTTACCTCTCAACATCAGATTACCCACCTTGACCAACTCAGGTCTCCACCTCTCAGCTATCTTCTGTCTGCCGGGAAATGTGAGTGAATCGAATCTACCTTCGAAGAAGTCATCCAGCCCGCCGAGGAATGCTCCTGTGGTGTCTTGCAGGTTACGAAAACCATCTGCCTTCATGGGTTTGGAAGCGGCTGTGTTCAAGAAAGGTCTATAAGTCTCGCCTCCCTGCGGACCCACGAAGCCTCTCTCATAGATGCGTGCGCGATGGTCTATGAACGCTATGTTGTCGAAGCTGTGATCGCCTTTGCGTAACCACTCCATAGCTTTGAGACGCTCGTATGTATCGTCTCGACCTGCCATGTAATGTCGATACTCGTTCAAGCTGTCGTAGTATTTGGCGCGCCCTTTGTCGTCTTTGAAGTACAGCAACTTCTTTGTGAAGTCATACATATCACCATCTACTTTGTACTTCGATTGACTAGCCCAATTCAAAGCATCGACCATCTCTTGATCCAAGAACTCTTCAGGGAAGTCCGAGTAGGATCTTGTGGAGGTTATAGGTATTCTGGTGTCTTCCATCAATCCTATGCGAGTCTTCATGAAGTATGTCTTGTAACCTTTACGG